TAAGTGTAATTCAAGCTGAAAGAAAATTAGCCCCAACAGATAGAGATACTCTATATGCCGGTAAAGTTAATTCATTAGCTACCTTCCCAGGACAAGGTGTAGTAGCATACGGTCAGAAAACATTACAGAAAAAAGCATCTGCTTTAGACAGAATCAATGTTAGAAGATTATTAATTGAATTAAAATCATATATTGGTCAAGTAGCTAACGGATTAGTATTTGAACAAAACACAGCCGCTACTAGAAATAGATTCTTAAGACAAGTAAACCCATATTTGGATTCAATCCAACAAAGACAAGGTTTATATGCTTATAAAGTGGTAATGGATGATTCAAATAACACTGCTGAAGTAATTGATAGAAATCAATTGTTAGGTCAAATTTTCATCCAACCTACTAGAACTGCTGAGTTTATTATATTAGACTTTAATGTTACACCAACAGGTGCAACTTTTGAATAAAGAAAATTTAGGATCAAAGCCCTTATATTAGGGCTTTAGTTCCTAATATTTATTATAAACCGATAATAATAAAATAATACAAAATATAAAATGGCAGTATTAAACCCAAACGAAATAATGTTCACTGCATTTGAACCTAAGGTATCAAATAGATTCATACTATATGTAGATGGAATCCCAGCTTACTTAATTAAAAAAGCTTCAGCCCCAGGATTCGATGCAGGTGAAATCACACTAGATCACATCAATGTTTACCGTAAAATCAAAGGTAAAGTAAAATGGAATGATATTCAAATGTCATTGTATGACCCAATCGCTCCTGCTGGTTCACAAGCAGTAATGGAATGGATGCGTCTATCTCACGAATCAGTAACAGGTAGAGATGGATATTCAGATTTCTATAAAAAAGACTTAACAATGAATATTTTAGGTCCTGTAGGTGATGTAGTAGGTGAATGGATTATTAAAGGTGCATTTATCAAAACAGCAACATTTGGAGACTATGATTGGTCACAAGGTGAAGCTGCAGCAGAAATCTCTATGACAGTTGCAATGGATTATTGTATTTTGAATTTCTAAGAAATTTAAAAAATATAAAATTAACCCACCTTTTAGGTGGGTTTTTTTGTCTACCCTAATTTTTTTTCGTATATTCAAGCATAAGAAAATTAAGTAAAAGTTTTTTAAATAAAATTAGGTTACCTAAAATAGATTTCGTATATTAAAGTATAATAATTAAAACAAATAAAGGTTATGAGTTACACAATTAAAACAACAGCACTTCCCGTGAAAGTAGAACGAAGAGGTAGACCCAAATCACCTCCTATTATTCCTGATTTCAATCCAACTAAAGTAGAATTCTTTAGAGGTACTGATTTAAAATTCAATGATGAGTTATTTAATCCTATTAAAACTAACAGTGAAATAGATGTTATTTTATCAACAGAAGGGGGATTAATGCCTGGTACTAACATGGTACTTGTAGGTGGACCAGGGTCGGGTAAATCAACAATTGCACTTGATATGTTAGCTAATTTTACTCTTCAAGGTTATAAATGCTTATTTGTAAGTGGTGAAATGGATGAAATAGCTTATTTTAAATATTGTAAAAGATTACCTAAATTTAATTGCGTTCAAACATTATTCTTAAAAAACTATTCACATTGTGTTAAAGAAACATTAGAATATGTGTTTAATCAAGGTTATGATGTAGTTTGTATTGATTCATTAGCTGAAGTAATTGATATGGTTAGAGATAATTATAAATTAACTGAAGGTGCAGCTGAACATTGGTTATTAAGATTACAAGATAAAAATAAAAAAGGTGAAAATGAAACGGGTTACTATACTACATTTATTAACATTCAACAAGTAACTAAAGCTGGTGATTTTGCGGGTTCAAACAGGATAAAACACATGACAGATGCAATGTGTCACGTAGAACGCGATAAAAGTGGTTTAACACGTACTTTACACTTTTCTAAAAACAGAGATTGTGATAAAGATTTCAAAATGTATTTTACTATTAATCAAGATACTGTACACTATACTTACGAAACTGAAAACGAAAATTAATATGAGCTGCTCAGGAAGAAAATCAACAATGAAAGGTAGTTACAATAAAGCTACTAATTTAAAAAAACCAACCAATTACATAATTGATAAAAAAGGAAACATAAAACCCCTATATAATGAGAACAACAAGAAATAATTTTATTCCGTTAAACAATGATTTAAATAAGCTACAAGCTTTTATTCCTTCACTTGATAAAAGTTGGAGAGGTAATCAAAAAATTAAATCTAAAGAGTATCAAATTGAAACATTAGATGCTATTGAAGGATTCCAAAAAGAAGGTTGGAAAATTAATGGTGCTTATGAAAAAAGAGGTAGTGATAGAAGAATCCAATCTCATATGATTAAAATGCAACACCCTGATTTTGGTGTTAAAAATCTTAAAGGTCATACTGAAGCTATTGCTACTTTAAACATTTCAAATTCATGTAATGGTTCAAAACCTATGGAAATGGATTTGGGTGCATTTAGACAAGTATGTTCTAATGGTTTAATGGCTCATACAAGTTATAGTCATGAAAAAGTTAGTCATACTCAAAAGAGTTATTTTAGTTTACCCCAAATTATGGCTAGATTAAATTCAAAAGTATCAAATGTGATGGATGAATTTAATAAATTAAAAAATGTTGAATTAGATCCGGTTAAAGCAATGTCTCTTGCAGTAACGGCAGCCGAAACACGTTTTGGTAAAGATCACGGTATAAACGTTGATCAATTGTTAAATATAACTAGAAAAGAAGACGAAGGCAACGATTTATGGTCAGTTTATAATCGTATTCAAGAAAATGTAACTCAACCAAATAGAATTTTTAATCCTGAAGGTAAATTAATTACAGGTATTAATGATCCTTTTGAAGATAGACGTGTAAATAGAGAATTATTTCAATTAGCATATGCTTATGCATAATTTGTTTTATTTTTATTAAAATTAGCTCGCAAATAATTGTGAGCTTTTTTTATCTTACTATATTTATATATAAACACAAATAAAATTTATGGACAATCAAGTTACAAAAACAAAATTTCCTACCGAAATGGTAGAACTACCTTCAAAAGGTTTACTTTATTCTAAAGAAAACCCACTTTCAAGCGGTCAAATTGAAATGAAATATATGACGGCTCGTGAAGAAGATATTTTAACTAACCAAAACTACATTCAACAAGGTACCGTTTTAGACAAACTATTAGAATCACTAATTGTCTCTAAAGTAGATTTAAAAGATATGGTAATTGGTGATAAAAATGCAATTTTAATTGCTTCTCGTATTTTAGGATATGGTCAAGACTATGAATTTGATTCAGGTGGAAAACATTATAATGTAGATTTAACTACTTTAAAAGACAAAGAATTACCTGAAGATGTAGATTACACTAAAGGAAATAATTTCTACTACACATTACCATCCTCAGGTGTAGAAGTTGGGTTTAAACTATTAACTCATGGTGACGAATCCGCGATAGAATCTGAGTTAAAAGGGCTTAAAAAACTATATCCAAATGGGGGTGCACCTGAATTATCTACTCGTTTAAAACACATGCTTACTTCGGTTGGTGGTAACACAGACCGAAAAGTAGTTAGAGAATTTATTGATGATGAGTTACTAGCTAGAGATTCAAGATCATTACGTCAAGAAATTAAACGAATTTCTCCTGATGTTGATTTAACTATTCAAGGTGATGATGGGGAGGACATCACATTACCAATTTCTTTAAACTTTTTTTGGCCTGACTACAACCTATAGAATAAATTTATTCTCTCAAATGAATGAAATAGTATTTCATGGTAAGGGAGGATACACTTGGGATACTGTTTATGAAATGCCTATTTGGCTCCGAAATTTTACATTCCAAAAATTAAAAGAATGGTACGATAAAGAGCAAGAACAAATAGAAAAACAAAACAACCAATTAACTAATAAAAATGCAGCAGAGGTAGCTAGACCTAACATTCCAGCTACTAGTACATATAATGCAACAGTGCCTACTAAAAACTAGGCACTTTTTATATTTATATTATATACTTAAAAGAATATGGGAGAATTAAATATAGATGAATTAAATAAAGAAATAGATTACTTAAGAA